CATATCGCCCGTGGTGGCGTTATTTGCCGCTGTGGTATCGGTTGTAAAGGTCGTATTGTCTGCGGTGTACTTAGACGCTCCCGTGACCGCTTGTCTGCCGTAATTTTTTCTTAAAGTAAGCGTAGGAGTTGTATCAAAATCTTCTATTTCGTAAATAACAGACTCGGCTAACCAAGTTGTTCCGCTGTCATAAGATATTCTTTTATTTCCAAAAGCCCAAAATGTGCTTGTTGTGGGATTCCAACGTATGCCTAAGCCAGTATGTTCCCACTCAACCATTTCTCCAAAAAGATATGTCCATGTAGCCCCGTTATCGGTACTTTTCCATACTCTACTGAATTGTCCGTTTTGAGGGGAACTGTGTAAATCAGTAAGAAGTTCTGACCAGACTAATGTTTGCTTATTCGCTCCACCTCTGGCAATGGAGGGGAAAAGATTGTTGCCGTTTTGATACCGAATGGAATCAATGTATCTAGTCCCACCGAATTTAGCAGTATTTGAGACAGCCCCGATGTGTATTCTGTTGGGAGTTACCGTGGAGGGGAAATCCATATAATCGGCAAGTTGATTATTTACGAAAACAGAAGCCCTGTAATATCTGTTATAATACACTAGGGTAATGTGATATTCGGTATTGAGTTCACAAACGATATTAGTCGCTGTACTCCAATGCCACGCACTCGCATAAAATAAACCTATTCTAAAATACTTGACACCCGATACATCTTCCACATAACCAACGATTGCATTAGACCCGCTATCTGCTAGTCCGAACAGTTGGCTCGCCTGATTTTCACCAAGTTCGGTAAGTTTAAAATAAGCGTCAACAACGCCTGATTTAAATGTAGATACGCTTCTTGTGAAATAAGCCCCTGAATCACTTACACCGTCAACGCCTGTTATCTTGATTGAGTAAGTGCCTGAATGACTCCATTCATTAGAGGGGACAATGCTTTCACCCCGATATGTTACAGACAGAACGGGAACTTTTGTCGGGTCAGCATCATAGGAATAACTTTGTCTTTCAGTATCGTTTGATGCGGAACTTACTCCCGCATGATCGTCAATGAATATTCCAAGAGCGTTACCCTTCTCCCAAGTTGTTTGATTTACTTGTTCCTGTAAAATAGTTTTAATGTCGGGTGTATCGTAAGTTGATTCAGCCGTCCATGCACCTATGTTTGTCCATGCCACCGAAGCCGTGGTTACATTATTATCATTCGCTCCACCTACAACCGTTCCACGCCTTGATTGATAATCTTCCGTTGTGGAAAATTGAGTAGCGTCAGATGATTTCTCACCAATTATAACGCCTGTAACCGTGGTAGCAGAAGCGTTTGTTTTCGATGTAAATGTTATTTTAGAAGCTGTTACAGTCGCTCTTTTGGGAACCTGCAAAGAGGGGAATCTTTGACCAGAACCGTGCTTGAGAGAGGTTGCGGTATGATAACCAATATAATTTACGGTATTAGTGGCGGATATGCCCCACGCCGAACCTGTCCACCTGAAAACCGTATCGTCTGCACTTGCGGCGGGTTTGCTCGTTACCGTTGTTGTTGTACCCGTTAAAGTCCAAGTTTTATCACCAGTGGGAAAGTCCTCGTTGTTGGTTTCAGCATCATCGGGGTAAATGGGTTTAGAAATTACAACGGGTTTGAAAATTGAGACAGGAGTTTCGTTAAGATACAGATTTCCTACATACCCGCTTATCGTTGAGGTCACTCCCGTATTATAGGAATTTCCCATAAAGATAGTGGTGTAGGTTTGAACTGAATTTAAAGTAGGTGAAGCCGTTAAAGTATAGAGCAAGGTTGTCAAAGACGGTTCTTTGTAAATCTTCACCGTCCATGCGTTTCCAGTTCTATTAACCTTGTAAAATAAAGTATGATAACGATACGATTCAGGGAGAGCTTGCGTGGCAACAGTTCTGCCCGTTGCTCCATCTCTTTCGTATAAAGTTAAAGTAAGAACTTTTCCAGTATCAGAAGCTAAAAGAAACAGGCCGTGATTATCTGTACTGTTGACGTAAGAAGTATAAGCGTCCCCGACAAAATCACCTACGCCCCAAATCGCAACCACAGAACGGGTGCTGGCGTAAACATCTATCTTAACATTAGTTGCGGCATAACTAGAAACATCAGTTACCCATCCATTAGAATAAGTAACTCCACTTCTAAGATTTGATGTATCACTATCAGTTTGATAAGATACTAAACTCTCCGTATCCTGTATAATGCCCAAAAGATAAGTTGTGCTTGCGGATAATGTTACAGATGATTCAAAAGCTATATAATTCCATCCAGCTACTACTGCGGTACTTGTGTCTTGTTTAGCAATAATGCTCGTTCCCGCACTGTTGTGAATAGCTACTTTTACATTTCCAGTCGTTAGACAATTTACCCACAATCCATAAACGGTTTCATTTCTATCAGGTGTAGTGTAGTCTGCCAGCAAAGCCATGTTCGCAACGCCATACCCACTTGCACCCGTGGTATTTCTTCCAACATATACAACCTCTGTAGCCGTATCAAACGAACTCGCAAAATAATGGGTGAAATTTCCCGAAATCGAATATCCGCCTTTGTAGTGATAGGAAGATTCGTCATTGGTTAAAGCGTTCCACCTTACCCTGTAAGTGGTTTCGTCAATCTTATTTCCCGTGTCCGTATGTGTCCATCCGCCCGTAGCAGAGGATATATCTTGCATTGCTCCATAAGCAGGAAAACAAAACAGACTTAATAATATAAATAGCGCAAATATTTTTCTCATATTCCCCCTAGAAGAAGTTGTTTATCCCTGTTGCATAGTAGTTCGTTCCGTTGAACCAAAACCCCACTATATCCTCAGCACCGGAAGCGTTTGTCGTGGTGATAGCGGTTCCCGCAGGCCACTTAACCGTAGCAGGCCATGAATAAGTATAGGCCGTGGCAGAGGCTTCATGGGTTATGATTAGTCTTAAAGAAGTCGGTTTCGGTGGGGCGATAAAGGTCAGAGTGCAAGACCCTGTCGTGGTAATGGATTGACTATTACTTTTTGTCCAATCAATAGTTTTAGACGTACCGGAATTTTCATTAGGTTCAACATCATCTGTTGAGACTGTTCCCGTAAAGGATGGGGAAGCAAGAGGGGCTTTTAAAGCCAACGCATCAAACACGCTATTTCCATCCGGTGCATGGGTTGTGTCACTATCAGAAATTGAGGAGGCAATACTTGCGGCTGTAAGATAAGACCCTGCCGCCTGAAAAGTTGCCGGATTCGTATTGCAGTCTAAAAGCGTTCCTGTGGTCGTATAAGTACAGAGATAACCATTTGTGTATGTGCCTTTGATGAGGCTCAATGTTGGTTGATAATCGGCAATCGTAGCATACGCACCTGTTCCCAAAGCACCCGAACCGCATTGGCCTGTTCCCAAGACTGGATAATTGGTAGTGCAGGAAAGGGTAGTGCCTGATGAACTTGGTACACTTGGCGGAGACGCAAAGGCTGTAAAGGAAAATAGTAATATTAAAAGAAATATATATTTTTTCATCATATCCTCCTAGTCAATCCAGCATTCAAAATATAAAGTAACCTGATCGCCTGCTGTTCCTATATCATTAAGGGTAAGGTAAAATTTATCATGCACCGGCAAGTATTGATTGAAATCTTCAGCCAAACTTATTCCGGTGGTATCAGCAACATTGGAGTAAGCCGCATGAACAAATACTGATGTTCCTTGCGCATCTGAAAGAGTAACATCAATAGTTGTATCAGGTATAACAGAACCAGTTCCTGGAGAAACTTTCATAATCATCATTGATGAACTTTGAACTAATGTTCTAAGTGTAGGAGACATAAGTGCAACAAGATCTGTTGCTGTTAAAGAACTACCATCAGATGTACAAATAACCTTCCATGTTAGATAATGACTAGTTCTTGAAACTACTACTGGTACTAAAGTCCATGTAGCAAATGCACTAGAAATCATCATTATGAAAGCTACTACTGTTAACAAAAAGATTTTTTTCATATCAAACTCCTTACTATAAATCAGAATTAATTGAATATGTACTTCCACAACCAGCCGGAAAACTAAGTTTTATTGCTTCAATTTGATTAGAAGAATTTAATCTAATCAAATCATTATATGAAGCTTCCGCAATACTTGCTACTTCAACTGTAATAGCTTTTCCAAACTCAGAGGAAAGTCTTACAGCAAGATTATAAATTAATGCTTCTTCATAATTCGGAGGAAAAGCTAATGTACTTGAAGTAGCATCTATTGAACTTGTTTCTGTAAAAGGTTTAAAACTATCAATATAAATAGATTCACCAGCATTAGGAACAGGATACAAATATACATTAGCTAAAGGATAAGTAGGATTAAAGAATAAAGAATTTGGTCGATCTAAAGTTCCTTTAATACTAATACTTCTATACTCACCTTCTGATATAAGACTTATTGGATTTGATACTCCAGCAGAATCAAGTATATAAGCACCTAAAATACTATGTGGCCTATCTGAATTAAACGTACCACCTGTTCCAAAAGTATATAACGATGTTCCAGCAACTAAAGTAAAAGACTCTTTAGTCGAAGCAAATATTAAAAGTTTCTTACCCGCCCATCGTCTCAACATTGACTGTAATGCAGCAAGCGAATCAGCATATTCTGCTGTAGTAGGAGCTTCCCCACTAGCGTATACAGTCAATTTTCTAAGTGAAGCTTTTATTAAATCACTTACTAACATTATAACCCCCAACAGAAACGTCAATTATTGACGTTATGTCTTAACGTGGTATCATTAATCTCCAACCAATTGATTCAAGATAATCAAGTTCTTCTTTACTTGTTACTATTCTTCCTTGAGGACAAGTAGAATGATAACGCCAGCAAGGAATAAAATCATCGACTTTAACTTGTTTAACTTCTTCAACAACTTCTTCAATTACTTCTTCATTTTCTATTACAGGAACTTCTTCTATAACCTTTTCTTCAACTACTTCTTTTTCAAGTTCTACTACAGGAATTTTTTCAACTACTTCTTCTGCTACTTTTACACCTGAAAAATTTAAATTACCAAAAGGTTTTTCAGAACCTAATAATTGATTTTTAGAACCCATGACTATTTTCCCTCCAATATATCCCAAGCTTGCCCTACGACTAAGGCACTATACGCTTTACCAATAAGTTTCTTTATTAAAGAAATCTCTTCAACAGTTACTTCATCAGTACCTTTATTTATTTTTGAAGCAAGTGCAAATCGTTTTACTTTATCTTCACCTGAAAGATTTTGTTCATCTTGATACGCAACAAGAAGAGCATCAATAGTTACTCCTTTTAAAGTTGCTGATTCACCTTTAGCATTTTTTATTACTTCACCTTCTAAATCTATTAAACCTCTATTAAAATCTACTTTCATCACATCCTCCTAAGATGTTTTTATTACAGGAGTGTTTATGGCACACTCCTGAAAGCCAGTTAATTACTAAGAATTTGCATCCGTTAAATACGGAATCCTATATGCTGTAGAACCAACTTTAATACTAATATAACCCTGGACTGCGGCAGCAGCAGCACCACCGTGAACAACACCAGCGCCATTAGCGCCAAACACAAAAGCACTTGTAATAGTTCCTGTCATGTTGATACCTGCGGTACAGGTTCCTGTTGAACTTAACAAGATTCCATTGTCACAGGAAACCGTAGCATCAATCCACATGCCGCTATGCGTTCCTGTTACTGTTCCCGCACCGTCCAAAGTAATAAGAACACCAGATACAGTTGCCGTAGCAGTCTTACCTGAATCAACAGTAGCCTTAAAACTACCACCACAAACATTACCTATATTTGTTCCACCTGCAACAGCTGTTGCATCCCCTTTGACCGCTATATGACCTTGAACGCCGTAAGCATCAAAACAGTTGGCGTACACTAAAGTACTAATTAAAATACTCTGTAATTTAGTGTGAGGTTGATTAGTTAAAGCGGTGTTTCTCATTCCAACAAACAGAGCCATACAACTAGAATCATCAACAGTTTTTTCTGTTGCTGTGCTTCCATTAATTGAAACAAGAATATTATCCGTAAGAGCAGTATCTGCTATAGGTGTTCCATACGCACCAACCCTTAAAGCCGAATCGGTATAGGTTGTACCCCATGCCGTTACGCTAACGGGTGCGTCAAACGTATAACCACTTGAGGCTCCGGCAAAGGTAAGTGCATTACTAGAGTGTGTAATAGTCACATCTCCGCTGTTAAAATTAATAACTGCACCACTAGCCAGAAATAAATCTGACCACATCAAAGAAGTACTACCTAAAGCTGCACCATCAGTAGCATCTGGAGCAACTACAGAAGCTGTTAAAGTCATACCAGTAACTGTAGCATCAGTTAAATCTACTGTACCTGTAAATTTTACAGGATTAGGTATGATAAGCTCTTCAGTTGCATTAGTAAAATTTCTAAATTGATCGAGGTAACTCATATTTTAGTACCTCCTTTAGCCCCATAACCTGACCGCAAGTTCAGGATAAAGTGTCTTCACTCCATACAGAACATCCAGTCGTATAATTTCTTCATCAGCATCAATATCATACTGCTTCACGACACGAATAGAGATACCAGCATCATTATCAGTTTCTCTTGCACCCCAAACATTTGCAGGCATTTCAATAGGAACAGTTACCAATGCAAATGCAGAAGGATGATAAATTAAATTCTGCGGATATACTGTAGCTGCAGTACCGATAAAAGTTACAGCTGCATTAGTCTGCGGAAGTGAATCAACAGTATTATATGCCATACCAGTTGCAATTGTAGTAGCATAATTAATCTGAGGAGAAACACCAACTGTCATTGTAGTATTTGAAGTAATAACACCAGCAGTTGCACCTGTTGAAGTTACAGTAAATCTACGAAGTTCACCAGTACTTAACCCTGATACAGGATTAACAGCGTAGCAATTAGCAACTGTAAATACGTCACCTACACGAACAGTATTGTTAGTTCCATCAAATCCTTTCAGTACAAGTGTCGTAGCACCAGTTACTGCTGAAGCATTTACCAAAGGTGTAGCACCTGCTGTAAAACTACCAGTAGTGTGTCTTACAATATTCTGATCTGAGTACAAATTCAAATTAGCAATCGTACCAAGATAACCTTTAGTAATAATATCACTCGCTACTTTAGGAGAGAATGTTCCCTTTAAACCATCAGCAAGTGCCCAATTAGCAGCAGGATTTAAAATACCAACTCTTTCTTCACTTGAAACTGACTCATCATCAAGAATCTGCTGAGCACCACCAAGAGCAGAAAACGTTGCAGGAGTAGTTCCAGGAGTTCCTGTAGAATTAGCAACATCTACATAAAGTCCGCATAAATCTGCATCAATCTGATTTGCAAGTGCGTTAGCAGCAGGAGAAATATATCTCTTACTGTAATCATCAATCGTTGTAGTTAAGTCAACAGAACTAAAAGCCCAAGAAACATGAGCCTGTGTTGACATTGTTATAGAAGTACTCGGCTCAGAAATATTAGAATTTGAACGTGTCTGAGTCTTAGTAGCTCTAAATTTAAGAGGTTTACGAATTGTAATAGTCTGACCAACTTTTACAAATTCATTTTTATAAGCCGTATGTACGTGTCTAGCCATGGCAAGGTGGTTGGTCAACTGCATCAACGCTTCCTTAGCTATAACAGTAGGTGTTAAAAGTGTATTACTTGAAGCCATTTTCTACTCCTTATTTTGTTCTCGCCAAGCCCTATATTCCTTCGGACCCATGTTAGCAGGATCTCTCTCTACTACTCCATTAGCTTTAACTGGAACTATAGGTGGCGGTGTTTTAGTTATATTAACTTTCTTTTCAGGTTGAGGTTTCTTTTCTACAGTTTCTTCTACAACTTCGTCTTTCTTTTCAGTAGACTTAGAAAGCTCAGTCTCTATCTCTACAATTCTCTTTGCAGCTTTAAGAACAGATAATTTAGAAATCTCGGCAGTAATATCTGGGTTCTTCCCAAGATAATACATAATGTCACTTGAAATTGATGATTCAAGAATAGCTTCAGTCATTTCTTGTGTTATAAGAAGTTCTTTATTAAGTGCAACAGAATCGAAATCAGAATATTTTTCTCTGCCTATTTCAACCATGTTATCAACTACTTCATACAACGCTGCAGCAGCTTCCTTTTCCTCACTTTCTTTAGTAACTTTTGTACTTACTTCAGTTTGAGTTTTCAACTTCTGTTCTACTTTCCAATCAGCAAGTGCTTCAAGATAATCTGCATCATCTACAAAATCATCTCGTTTAGGTTTATCTGCACTTGGAACAGTATTCTTAAGTTTACTCAATTCTTCCTGAAGTTCTAATCTTTTTGCTCGTTCCCAATCTCGTTCTCTTTCAGCCGTACGTTGATGCTTAACAGCTTTATTAATTCTTTTCTGCACAGCATCCTTACCATCAACTACTTCTTCAATTTCTTCTTTTTTCTCAGCGGGTTTTTCTTTAACAGGAGAAAATTCATCTTTCTTTTCTTCAATTTTTTCCTCTTTCTTTTCGTCTTTCTTCTCAACTGCTACAGGAGCTCCAGACTCCTCTGACTTAATTTCATCTACTTCAGTTGTTATGGGAGTTGTTGAATCTACAGATAATACATTAGGATTATCTACTCCATTAATAACTTGTTCCGGTTGATTCGTTTTCTCAAACACATCCTTTAAATTCATATTGCAAGCCTCCTTAGCTTGAAGCCTGTGATACTGCACAGTCAGGTTAAAAGTTTATTCTTCAACTCCACTTAAATCTCTTATAGCATTTACAGATTTAGCTTTCTTTAAAGCTTTTTTAATTACTTTTCCTGTAACCTTATACCACTTATCTACCTTTACATCAAAAGGTTTATAATTACTTTTAGGTGCTCGTTCATCTACCTTTATTACTAAAGGTGTAGTAGAATCTTCAGCATCATCTGCATCTTTTCCAGGCATAATAAGTTTAGTCATTTAATACCTCTTGCTTTTTTATATTCTTTAAGTGTCATTTCACTTAAAGCTTTTTTAACAACTGGTTCACAAGCAACCTTTTCTATCTGCATTTCAATAGAATAAGATACATTATCTTTACTTTCATTTTGACTAATTGAAGTTACCACAGCTTCAGAAGTAACAATAATTCTTTCTCCAATTTTATAATCTTTTAAAACAGGAAGTTGATCAACTTGTTCTTTTTGAAATCTAAGTTGTAAACCATAAGGCCATTTTTCACCTGAATCACATGGCTCACAAAGTTTACCTGTCTCTTCCTTAGATCTTTTTGGAAGTTCTACACTAACTAATTCCATTATTTTTCCTCCATTAAATTTATATCAGTATTTGCATCTACTTCTCCGCTCGGCGAGGCGTCTCCTAAAAGGGTAGGAGAAAGAAAAGTATCCGGTGTGTTACTTTCCTCTACAGCCTTATTCGCATCTGCACCTTCTTTCAAAATATCCTGAATATGTTTCCGAACAGACTCTTTGTTGGTAGAAATTAAGAGTTCATTCTGAAGAATAACACCTTTGAGTTTCTCGTTTTCAATCTGGAGTTTAACTTTAGCCTCCTCAAGTTTGATTTGTTCTTGTTGAATGTTGAGTACTTGTTCAGAATCAGGTTGTTGCTGCGGAGCAGGAGGTACTTGTTCTCCTGTTTGTTTGGCTCTTTTAGCCAATACTTGTGCTTTAACTTCCGGAGGAAGTAAGTATTCAAGTCTCTCGGATACTTCTTGAGCTCCTGGCCAATCCATAGCCTTTGAGTACAAATCACCAATAAGTGGCGCAGCTTGCGGATAGTATTGAATAAATTCTGCCATTGATTGACGAGCTTCTGAGCGCTGTGATGTGAAACTTGGACCAACTGTTACTGTTACATCGTAAGTTCCTATTGATAAGTCATTTAAAACCTTATCCCCATCCTTTACATTCACTGCATCGAATGCGAAACTTCCGTCATTAAGTCCAAGTCTAACTATTCTATCTGTATCTAAAAGTGCTGGAGCGATGTCTAAAAGAACTCTACCAAGTTGTTCAATAGATCTAGATAAATTATCTGTAAAAGAAAATGTTCCAACATCTCCTTCAAGTTTCCTTTCTCTTATTGCTGTTCCAGAACGCTCATTACTCTGCATACCAAGACTTGCTTTCTGCAAACCTATAGTATCTCGCATTTCTTGATCAGTTGCTTGAATTCTCTCAGTCATAGCAGAAGATGCTTGCGGAGGAGCCTGACGTTGTGGCCAACCTGGAGCATCTTTATCTGGATTAACTAGCAAGTACGGGAAATTCTCTTTGTTAGCTTGTTTCCACATTGCTTCATGGCCGTCAATTTGCTTAGCAGTAGCCATGTAAGGAACTCGTGGTTGAAGTGCAACTACTTCAGTGTCGACCGAATTCCAATAGTTAAACATCCGTTGAGAATCTTTTGCATTTCTAATAAGACTAGAAATAACTCTCTTCCCACCGACATTTAATTCCTTACCCCAAATAGGAATTATCGGAATATATTTCTTGCCAAGCCAAACTTTTTCGTTAAGTACTGCACTACCGGAAAGTAAATACCATTTAATTTGATAAGTGTTTACATTTCTTTTACTTACTTCTTTAGTACCCTTTTTAAGTTCATCAACAACACTACCGTCTTCAAGTAAGTATATAGTCTTAGTAATAGGTTCTTTTACAAAGTATTCTGCCACACGAACAGTATCTTTAGTTGACCAACCATCTACAAAACGAGAATCTGAAGATTGAAAAGGAACAGGATTATCTTTATAAAGTTTATCATACTCACTTCGTATCATATCTGAAATTATAAAACAGTACTTAGCATCTGAGCAATCATACTTCTCATGAGGTCCCCAGTAAACTGAAAGTGCATTAGCAACCTTTTCAATATAAGCTTCTTGCTCAAATCCAGTATCTGTAGAGTAATCTGTAATTACTCTCATTGCTCCATAACCACAACTTACAGCATGTTCAAAGCCATGATCAATAGCTACATCTGCATTTGAAATTGCTTGTACATGCTTAATCCAGCCACCAAGTAAATTAGCAACCTTTGGATCAGCGACAGAGTCAACTGCAATAACATTAATAGACGGCCTGTTCATACGTTGATCTCCAACTACTTGAGAAATAAACGTAGGAAGTTTATTAATAGTTAAACAAGGTTGACCATTAGCAGTTCTTTCATTTTTAATATTCTCAGGCCATTGACTTCCTTCAATAGCTATGAACTCAAGATCTTCAAGAGCTGCTTTGCGATTTTCACCTTCATCATCAATCGCAGCTTTTAATCTATCTTGCGCTTCTTTAAGAATCTTTATATGTTTTTCAGTCATTTTATCCTCGAATATATTTAACCTTATAAGTTAAAACTATATTGTCTTCTTTAGCCTTTTTAAGTAATCTTCGTTCTTCAAAATTTGGTTTACCAACTGTAAACACAATATCAATAGTTGGTCTATTTACTAATTTTCCATTATATCTTTTTCGTGTTGCTTTAACTACTAAAGTATCACTTACAAAAGCTATTGCTTTATAAGCACCTTTATCTAAAATACGTTCTGCCAATTCCTTAAATACATCATTTACTTTTAAACTTAGCATTTTACACTCCTTTTAGATCTGATTAAGATCGCTCCAAAGTTATTTTACATTCTCCTCTCGGCGAATGCTTATACTTAAAAGGTAACAAAGAAAATATCCGGTGGTTCACCAAGGTAGAATAACTGAGTTTCTAATACTGAAGAACACAATTATATCTACTACCACCATAATCAGTACTCCAATTATAATACCTAGTACTAACATTTCTACCTCATCCACGCATGTTGAAAGTTACCAAGATCGTTTCTATAATTACGCTTGTGAATATCTTCTCTGTTCTTAGCAAATACTCGAGTCGCGGAGTTTGAAAAGTACTCGGTGAGGCAAAGAGCATCTGCGATGTTAGGAGAATGTATGCCTCTTGCCTTCAAATCCTTCTTCGACTCAACAACAATTCCGCCGTGAGCATTGAATTTATAGCGCACAGTTGCAAGTTCACTAGCCAACTGCTGGCCAAGGGATTCTTCTTCACCCTTAATTTTAACTTCGGGGAACGAGTATTTTCCAAGTAGGCAATTATCTCTAACCCTACACCACAACTCGTCACGGAGTCTATGATACTTCTCAGTATTCGAAGATGCTAGACTTACATTAACTTGATACAGATTCTTCATCTTATGCTTTTCAAGCCAATCACTAACTCCAGCACCAACACCTATTACATCTATAGCACATCCACTAGCATTCATTTCTTGATAAGTCTGATTAATAAACCCACCAAGATCAATAGTGTTTAATTTTCTAAATGTCTCCCAAGGAAGTATCTTCAATCCTTGTCTAGGCATTACAATACTTGCATCATCTCCGTATCTAGCTACATCAACTCCCAGATACAACGGCTCATCTTCAGCAACTTCAAATTCTTGTCCAATACATTGCTCCGCAGTCCAGAGTGGAATCAGGGTTGTATCGTCTTGAAGGGGAGGATTGCCTTCGACACGGATTCGGAAGATGTTTGAATCCACTCCGTACTTGCGGGTGAAATACTCAATCATGGACTTATCTACATTAGTTGATTTTCTGCTGTCCCAATGAAGTTTGAACCAGTCTTTATTTATTGTAGCGTGAAAATGCGTTTCAAAAAAATAGCCCGTATTCCGAGTCATATTTCCAATTAAGATTACTTTGTTATCTGACTGGGTCAGGGCGCCTTCTAAAGGGATATATGTGGGGTCTGGGATCCCAGAAGCCTCGTCACAAACAATAAGCAAATGCTCACCGTGCAGTCCGGCTAATGTTTCTGCCTGTTCTTCTTTGGTTGAGCGTACGGATGGGGAGATAAATCTCACCCACCATTCTTTACTATTTTCTTTTTGAAAGATTATATCTTTATGAACTACAAAATCATCAGCAACAGTTGACTGTCGAAGCCATTTAGATAACTCCGAAATAAGAATATCACGTAACTGACGATTTGTGGGTGCTGTACAAGCTACTTTAGCAAATGGCCTAGTAGTCATAAACCAAAGAATTACCCACGAAACTGCTGCATCTTTCCCTGTTCCATGTCCACTGCGAATAGTTATTCTTTTCTCTTTTTGAACATTAGTAAGAAATTCAATTTGTTGCTCTGTAGGCGTAGCTCCAATACACTCCTTCACAAACTGAAGAGGACTATTCTTCCATTCAGAAAGTTTCCTCAAAACAGACTTATGAAGATTTGCAGCACCTAATTCCATCATTCACCAGAAACGTCAATTAATGACGTTATGACTTAAAACGTTTGTTTATCAAGTTCACCTAAAGTACAAACTTTCATCTCATCTGACACCTGTTCAAATTCAGCTTCTTGAACAAGATCATCCGGCAAGGTATCTCCATTAGCAAGTGCTTGTTCTCTTTTTTCGAGGTAAATTAAATGAGCAACCAACCCCTTAATCCCACCTTTAGTATCATCCATATCTAGTTCTTTATCTTTCAAAATCTTATAAGACATAATCAAATCACGCAGGGGTGCTTGGTCTATCTTTTCGGGGGTAATGGCTTCAAGCACACGGGCTTGTAGTTCGGTTAACTGAAGGCTTTGAATTGAACGGTACTGAAGAAGCAACCCCTGCTTTGATTGAATATCTGCAATACGCTTCCGAAGTGTAGGAGGAGAGATGCCTAATTCAGCAGCGATCGCAGGAACCTTCTCACCTCTCATTAACAAGTCAAGGGCTGCTTCCATATCTACTACTTTAGCACTTCGCCCAGAATTCTCGTTTCCCATTATACTACTTTCGTTTAAGAATATTTAAAGCGTTTTTAAAATTTTCACCAAACAATCTAACTTTAGATGTTTGCTTCCCATTTACTGACTCCTGTTTTCCAACAGCAACAAATCCTACTTTACCCAAGAACTTAAAAAGAATATCAAATCTTTTCCAACCGTAACTAAACTCATCATTTGATACATCATATTGTGTAAGTTTAAGAAATATTGGAGTTGGTATTTTTAGAAAGTACAATTCATTAAAGCCATCTCTTTTACTCAGACCAAACGGGACAACTTCACCAACTTTAATTCTTTTAATAAAAGCCATCTCACTCACTCCCACAAGTTCTATCAGATCCAAGAAAGGTACAATTCCCAGACACACTAGGTAAGAACCTTGTGCACATAGATTTATCTATTGCTAAGCAAATATACCTAGCAACCAGTTTTCTAAAGTCAGTTTTCATTAAAAGCATCTCTCCACTCACTTTATCTCTCAAACTCTCCTCTAACGAAACTCTTGTCTCAACTTCAGTCATATAGTCAAATCCATCAAACGTAATTCTATCTACGTTAGACCACCATACCACGAATTGCATAGTATGTCAAGAGATATTTTATAGTTTAACAATTATTTTTAATCTATCCATTTCATGAAATGTATTACTGGTGAAATCTCAGTGAACTTTTGGATTTTTTACTCTGGGGGAAAATAGGGCTTGTATTGGCCGCCACAAAACTGGCCATTGGCCCGCATACCCCTCCATAATAATTTTAGTTCCGACATGTTTCAGCGTGTATAAATCTTTTTTCTTGACAAATCGAAATTTATTTGTTATGCTGCAGTCAACGAATGAGGAATGTATAAGTCCTCATTAATACGGAAAGCATGACCTTGCGAATTGCCAGAAATATTAAAAAACTCTTTGACAACTGAATATCGTGCCATCTGACATAATGCACCTGAATAATCAATAACCTTTGGAGGTGCAATATGAAAGTAAGACTAGTAAAGTGGACAGTAGATGGTAATGTTCTGAAAGTGGCCAGAATCATTGGGGAAAGTGCAGTAGTCGAAGCCGAATTTAAATTAATCAAACTATTCCCTGAAATTGAGTCAATGACTGATGTTCAGAAACAGCTCATCATTTACGCTACAAAACAGAAGCTCATGGATTGTGGAGCGAGTGAGATTGGTAATGCTGGAGGCAAGATTGCCAACGCCAAGAAAATGTTTGAAGAGCTCTGTGCGGGTAAATGGACTGGTGAGAGGACAAACTCGACAGGAGCAGTTGAGAATAAGCGAGTTGTCAATGAGGCTAAAGCAGCCAGTCAGGTTGTTTCCCTTGAAGGACTCATTGTCAAAAAGACATTGTATCCTGCGACATTCACGAAAGAGGATCAGGACAAACTGGACGATTTTTTGCTCAGCGTAGCAAAGTAGAACTTAACAGTAAGGTGCATTATATTAGATGGTATGATTTAAAAAACGTCAATTATTGACATAATGACTGAAACGAAGGGAGGTGAGAATTGTGGAATTTAATTCTATAAGTGGAACTATTACTCAGCGAACAAGATTGACTGATGTATCTGGAAAGGATAAGTGCCAGTTGCTGAATTACTTACTCGAAGACTTGGGACTTCGCAAGCGATTAGTAACTGAACTTAGTTCAGATTGTTATAAAGAACTGGACAAAATTTGGAGCGAACAAACTGCTCTTAACTGGAATGATTAACCTGACTCAAGAGACTTTACATCTCTTTCTCAGCGAATTGATTAAACGCCAAGTATGTGGTGTAATTTTGTAAAAATTGTAATCAATAAAACGATAATCGGTAATAACGTCCTTTTGCGTTTTTTACGGTTTTAGTCAGGGCTCAGGTGTTTGTTGTTATTTGCTTAGTCTTTGTCAGTTATTTCTTCTAAGGTGTTATTTTTGCTAGTTGCCTTCTTCTGTTAGTA